CTGGGCGAGTGGATTGCAAGAGGCTTTTTGATTGATTCGGCCGCCGCCATCGCAAGCCGTCTGGCCGCCGCCCTTGCCGCGGCAATCTTGCCCTCAATGCCGGACACAAAACCCGCTCCAGCGGCTGCACCAGCGGACGAGAATCCCTTTCCGTCAGCACCTGTTGCTGCGGAATCGGCCAGTTGCTTTCCTGCGTCCTTTGCCGATGGTTTTTTGTCAATAAGCGACTGAATGAACTCGGCCGCAGCCGTATCGCCCTTGGACTCCATGGTCGCGACCAAGTCATCCAGCGTGCCCTCTGCTGCCGCGAGGATAATCATGTCGTAGAATTCGCGGCCAATCATGCCTTTTTTCATTGCAGCGTCAAGGCTGCTCATCGCTTTGCCGCCCATGTTCGTCATCGCAAGAGCAATCTCGGCATCCATCAGGCCCAGTTCAGACAGGCTCATGCCGGACATTTGCGCCCAAATCCTGGCGGTCTCAAGGTCAAGCACATCACCTAGGTCGCCCAGTTTTTCCTTGACCTTCTCGCCCAGCAGGTTCACACCGCCCGTGATTTTAAGCACCTCGGGGTCGTTGAACGCACGAACCATGTTCGCTATTTCTTCGCGCGCGCTATCAGACAGGTTGTCAAAATCAAGTCCATTCAGGATGTCGTTGATTTGGTTGGCGTACTTTTGGAAGTCGCCCAATTTTAGTTCGCCTGACGCAAACGCAGCACTAAGGGACGGCATGATGGTGCTCTTGATGGTGTTTGTAGCGTCGTCGCCAATCTGCACAAGCGCGGATGACAAAGCAGCGCTCTGCTCGGCAATAACCGCGTTCAAGGTAGCATCATCAATGTAGCCCGCCGCGTGCATGTTGCGGAAGAAAGTCACATAGTCGTCATGCGCTTTTTGAGCAACGGTTTTTGAATCGCCGTAGAACTGCTTAATGGCGCTGATGAAATTATCAACGCTCTCCCACGAGAAGTTCTCGGAGGCCGCTCTTAGCGCTGCGCCCGGGGTCAACTCCCCAGTCATCAGCCGCATGGCTTCCTCGTTTATGCGCTGGGACTCCGCGATGTTCTTCAGCAGTTCCGGCGTGAAGCCAAGTTTGAAACCTTCTTCAAACATGGCTTGTATCTTATCGGCGTGTCCCTGTAAGACACCTTCGGCACCTGCGAAGATTTGGTTAATCGCTTCTTCTGTTGCACTCCCAGTAAACTTATCGCCAAGGATTATTCCGCCAGTCGCTGTCACCTCTGCTTTTTTTGTTGCAATCAAGGTGCGCGCGGCATCAAGTTCGGTCTGTACCGCGGTCTCAAGATCCTGTATCTGTCCTTCTGTGAGTTCTGCGGTAGTCCAGTTGTACTTATCAATCTTCGCGGTAAGCGCAGCAACGTTTAGGTTGTGATTTTCAAGTTCTGCATCGACCTTTTCATTGACTTTTTGAACCTCGGTCTTTGCAACACCGGGAGGGATTCGGCCTGCTTTCAAGTCGGCATTGATGCGCGCAATCATCGCGGCGCGCACGGCCTCCCATGCGTTAACAACATCCTGAGAACCGGCTTGTAGTGTCGCGCGGATGGTTTCCTTCTCGGAGTCGTCAACCACGCCGTCCTCCATCGCGGCGTTCACAACGGCCGCGAGGTCTTCTTCCATTTTACTGGTGGACTCAACAATCTTATGAAACCGTGCGGCCAGGTCATTCTTCAGCCTGACATATTCGCCCGGGTTCAGTTTGCCTTCCTTGTACAGCATGTCCAGATAGGCCTCAAAATCCTTGCGGACGCTCGCCTCGGACGCTAGAACCTCTTCCCTGAGTTTTTCAAGTTCCTCGTAAAACTGCTCCTCGCCCGTGGTCATCGGCAGCAGCATGAGGGTAATCAGCACCTTCTTGGTGTATTCAGCAGCCGCGGAGTATTGCTGAAGAGCGGCATCCGTGCGGTCTTTCAGTTCCTCGATGCCCTTGAGGATGCTCCTTGTCTTATTGGATGCCATACCTTCCACAATCGTGGCGGCTTCCTCAACGCTAAAAGCGATGTCGCCAAAGGCTTTATCAAGTCGCGCACGCTTTGCCCTGTTCAGTGCATCAATAATCGCGACAACGCCAGCGGTAATGACACCCACCGCAAGCGCGATGAGCGGGTTGCCTGTCAGTTTGAACGCTGCAAACGCCGCGCCAATGCCAGCCAGCGCGGGCTTAATGATGCCCCATGCGGCTTTGATTTTGTCACCCAGTTCCCTTGCCTTTCGGCCGATGGTCTCGATGTTGTCCAAGAAATCGTTGACCTTGCCGAGATCAGGCGGCTCAAACTCGTCAAATGAGATGTCACCACCGCCACCACCACCACCAGTCTTGGCGGCCGCCTCTGATACCTTGTTTACCTCGTCAAAGCCCTTCAGCCCGACACTCATATCCTTGCCTGCCTGCCTGGCCGCACCACCCGCTTTTTTGTATGCCTTCGCGGTGTCTTGCAGGCTGTCGGTCAGTTTGTCGGTAATTTTCACGCCCCTACCAGCGACCAGGTTCGCGGCGACATTCACGCCCGTCATCCCGCCAAGCCCACCCATGAGGTAGGCAATCGCCTGTGCGGCGATGGTCGCGGCCTTCGCCAGGTTCAACAGAATAGGCATCACAGCCGCCTGGATGGGCTGGAAGGCCCGGCCCAGGTTTATCTTGGCCTGTTCCAGTTGTGCGTTTAACACCCGCAGTTGATTCGCGGGTGAGTTAATGGTGCGCGCCAGGTCGCCCTGTGCGGCCGTGGTCTGGCCCATGAGGGCCGCATACCGCGCCAGCACCTTCTCCTGCTGGGTGAGTTCACCCGTGGTCTTGCTGATGCCAGCCGCCGCCGCGTATTGTTTAGCCGTGCCGTCCTCAATCAGGATGCCCAGTTGTTTCAGGGGCATCGCCATCCCGGTCATGCCGGACTGGATTTTTTGGAACATGTCCTCGGAGGACAGGTTGTAGAAGGAGGCCATGTCCTCGGACAACTGCACCAGCGAGGTGGACATGTCGTAGGCCTTCTGCTCACTCAAGCCCATGGAGCGCAGCATGACATTCATCGTGCCGACATTCTTGCGCAGCGCGTAGGCGTTCAGCCCAAGGCTTCCACTCAACTCTTCCGACCATTCCCGTGCGGACTGGCTCATCCCGCGCATGGACTCCGAGAACAGGTTCTCGCTCTCTATGGCCTCGTTTGCCATGCTGAGCGACGCTTCGCCAACTTTGACTAACCCGCGAATAACAAACGTACCTATGAATAATTTGGCCGCTCTTGCCATCCCCGCAAACGCATTTGATGTTCCATTGATCGATGCTGTCATGCCTGACAGTTGCTTTTTAACGCCGTTGAGGTCGCTTTGGAGACCGCCCATCTGCGCGGTAAATTTGATTTGAAGTTCTTCCAGTGTTACCGCCATTATCTTTTCGCCCCCTCAATAGTGTTATGTATTTCGGCATAGCCTGTCAGTACCGTTTTCATTTCGTCATCGCCCATACTCCTGACCATTTCTGCCTTTTCCCGCACTTCAGGCTTATAAAACTGTGGTTGCCGCGGATACTTTTTGGGATTGTTCTGCGCCATGCCGACATACTGCCCTGCCATCCATGCCAGCGCGTCCAACTGTGCCATCCGCTGTTCCTGCTGCTTTGTATGTGCCGTCATACGCCCCTGTATTTCTTTGGGTGTCATGCGCCAAAAATCCCATGCGTTCACAATGCCCGCGTTAAATGCGCTGTCTATGATTTCAGTGTATACCAGGCGCAGCGGCCTTATTTCGCCGCTCTCGGCTTCCTTCTCGCCGCCACTTGAATAAAACCCGCCTGCTCAAAGGCATCACCGATTATCTTGGTTAAGTCCTCGATTGAATTGGACTTGAGGTACTCTTGCAGCAAATCGCCCGTCTGTGCCAGTGTGATTGTCTTTTGGTTCGACACAAGCCCGCACCACATTAACGCGCGAATGCTGGCCAGCCCTTCAATACTCATTATGTCAGCAAAGCCTTTGCCTGTCATTTCTTCCAGATCGCACACCGCGTTGATGGTGAACTCGAATTCATACGTTTTATCGCCAAGTTCTAACTTCATGTGGCCTCCTTGTTTTAAGAAATGCCCCGCCTTTTGAGGGGCGGGGACTTGTCATGCAACCTCGAAGATTTGGCTGTTTACTGGTCGGTAATTTGGCACAGTAACTTTGCAGAAGTAGTAGCCGGGTGTGCCGTTTGTATCGTAGGTCGCGCTTGTCGCGCCCGTCACCAGCGTGGGTGTGTCATAATCGTTTGATGTGTTGGAATACCATTGGTATTCGGGAGTGCCTGTCGCCGTGTACGCAGTAGCATTCAGTACATCATCATCATTTTCGTATTTCGTGCTGATGACCTGCACCAAGCCCGATACTCGAAGCGTGGTGCCGAAACCGACAATGCCGTCAACCTCTGCCGAGCCAACCGTGAAACTTTTGACATGGGCGTTGAACGCCACGGTTGTCTGATCAGGGAAGGTCACCCAGAAGTAACCCAACTCGCCTGTCCCGTATAGGGTCACCATTTGCGCCTGTCCGGGTTTGTCGGGGTCAAGGTAGCCGGTCAAGGTCAATTCGCCCGAATCCTTGAACCCTTGCAGGAACTCCCTATACCCGCCCGATGAATCGAGGCAAGTGGCGTCCAGTTCCTCTGAATCAGGGCTGATTTCGCCCACCGAGGTCAACGAGCCGATGACCTTGGTGTCAATGTCAGCGGAATTGTATGCCGGGGCATATGTGATGCTCGTCCCCAGCGCTCTCATTTTAGGCATTTACTCACCCCCAATCAGGTGGTGGCGGTCACAGCACCGCTGATGCGCAGGGTCGCGCCAAAGCCAACGATACCATCAACATCAGCCGAGCCGAGAGTGAAGGATTTGACATAGGCGTTAAAGGTCGCGCCGCCTGTCGAGTTGGGAAAATCGATAGCCACCGCCTTCACTTCGCCGTTGCCTTAGCCCGTAATCAACTCCTGTTGACCGACATCGGCCTTGTCATAGTAGCCGCTCAGCGTGACCTCGCCGCTATCCTTGAAGCCCTGTAGGAACTCCCTGTAGCCGCTCTGACTGTCCAGTGTGGTAGCGTCCAGTTCTTCGCTGTCTGGCGTGATTTCGCCGATGCTCGTCAGCGCACCGATGGTCTTCG